GCAATTAGAGAATCAAAGTCTATCTTCTTATTCGATGTCCCTAGATCTCAGTCTGAGTACTTGCAGTACTCTATCCTTGAACAGCTTAAGGACGGTATGATTTTCTCTACGAAATATCAGTCTAGGTCTAAGATGCTTACTAAGACCCCCTGGGTCGTTGTCTTTATGAACGAGCAACCTGACCGAAACAAACTCTCTAGTGACAGGTACGAAGTAATTAACTGGTTAAATCTCTAACTTATTGCGCAAGCAGACTAAGTCTCCTGGATTTGTACGACGCGAAGCGTCCATACCTCATAGTGTAGGTGCTCCTGCAAACCGGTCTGACCGGCTTAGGGGGACAACCAAACAACGCATAAAAATAGTAAAAAAAGGAACCGTTAGTTCTTGACCTCACGGTAATACATAATATGCCTTGAAGTGTAAACGAATGCATTGTTCTCTTTCGCTTGAGACGTAGTCGACATAGGTGCGTCAGCCCACATAACAAAGAATATCTGCTCCAACGGCCTGTTGAAGTTGATCTCCGCATCAAATCTGATTTGCCTATTCATCTTTAAATAGAATGTCTTCACACGGACAGTGTTCCCTTTCTGAGGCCGATAAACGACTTTATTCGGCTGTTCCGGGGTAACTTCTAAACGTCCTGGATTTAACGTAATCTGTCCTCGTTTCAATACTGCGAACAAATCAGTGTTAATTGCAGCATTGGTCCATTGAAGTCCGTTCAACTGTATCCCTGGCTGCTCTGATCTCCCTGCCGCGTATCCTCGGAAGAAGTCTGCTTCTGGAAACGTATTCCCATCGGCATTTCCCCCCATATTCGATGCACTGGGATGTACAACGGCCCAGTTAACAATCAATTGGTCTGTACTTAAGTTTGTCATGTTAATGTCAAACCTAATTCCCCGAAGATTAATCATCTCTCTAAGTCTTTGGTTTATTGCCTGCCCGGTTGTAATATCAATTAAGGGCTTTTTGACAAGTTCTCTTGTTGGTACTAACGTATTCTGCGTTAGAATCTCCTTTGTCTTAGCGACAGCGGTTCCGACACGCTCTCCTACTTGACGCCTTGCAGCGGCTTTCCAATTCTTCCCGCCACCATTCCTATATGGTCTGGCCGAGTACCCTCTACCTCCTCGCAATCTTTTTGCAGGCGGAGGCCTCGCTCTGGGGCGAACTCCAGTGAGCCTGCGTCGCCCACGACTAAAGTACTTTCTGTATGGCATCTTGTATGTGTCAGTTTTGAATTGATTTGGTTCCAACCAATAGTATGGATTCCTGCCTGATATCTCCTGATTGCCGGCTTCGTTCCAATCGTCAAACGCTCTTTTAAGTCGTGGCCACATGTATTTTATGTTCCTGGAACATCCGCGGGTTTTAAAAAATGAGGTGAACCCTATTATTACTCACCTCATAAATCCGAGTCCACTCTTTATCATGGCTGATCCCGAAACCACCTCTCGCCGCGTCACAAAATGGTGCTTTACCATTAACAATTATGACGACAACAACATCGAGCACCTCCGAGAACTCTTTGATGGAGGACGAGTTACTTACCTTGTCTTCGGACGAGAGATCTGCCCGACTACTGGAACCCCTCACCTCCAGGGTTTTATCATTTTCAAGGAATCGACCCGATTCAACCGTGCCAAGCTCCTCATCAGTCCCATCAACGGTGCGCATATGTCGATCTTGTATTCAACGCCAGCAGCAAAAGCTGTCTATTGCAAGAAAGACGGCGACTTCGAAGAATTCGGCTCCCTCCCCGGTCCCGTTGGCCGCACCACAAGCTTTGATGACCTTAAAGTCTGGGTCCTTGCCCAGGCCTCCAAGCCCACACCCGACATGGTCGCTGAGCACTTTCCCTCATTGTTCATCCGCTACGGAAGAATCATGGAATGGATCGACCTCGTCTATCCCACCCCACCTGTTGGAGATGTGGAGCTCCGCGAACACCAGCGACAACTTGAAGAAAGGTTAGAAGGCGAAGCCGATGACCGCAGAGTAATCTTTATTGTAGACCCAGTCGGAAATACTGGTAAGTCATGGTTTATTAAATACTTATTGAAGAAACGTAGTGACGAAGTTCAGCGCTTATCTATTGGAAAACGTGATGATCTTGCTTATGCAATTAGAGAATCAAAGTCTATCTTCTTATTCGATGTCCCTAGATCTCAGTCTGAGTACTTGCAGTACTCTATCCTTGAACAGCTTAAGGACGGTATG